TTAGAAGCGTCACGGCAAAACGGTGCATGGCATTATAATATGAGATCGGCTATAGCGGCCATGGTGGGTAGCGGTTATGATGAGGATACAATTAGGGAAATGTGTGCGCCTTACTGTGAACACGGTGGACATGATCCTGATTTAGAACCGCTTATCAATGGTGCTAAACAAAAGTTTACACCGCCAGCACCGCATAACGGGTTAGAAGATACGTCAGAATATGTCACGGCTAAGTCTTTATCTATGGTGGAAGTGCCGGAGCGTAAATGGTTAATAGATGAATGGATACCAGAGGGTACACTTACCAGCTTATATGGTGAAGGTGGCACGGGTAAGAGTTTACTTATACAACAATTAGCGGCTTCTGTTGCCAGCGGTAAGAAGTGGTGCGGCCTCGATATTAATGAAGGTAATAATAAAGTACTCGGTGTATTTGCTGAAGATGATATAACCGAACTGCATCGCAGACAACATTTTATAGAGAAAAACATTGATACCGGATTTTTGCGTACCGGAATGGAAAATCTTTACCTTTGGTCACGCGTCGGTTTAAATAATATACTGTGTAGTTTTGATCAATCCGGTTTACCTATAGAGAATGAGTTCTTTACGCGCCTACGCCAAGCCATTATAGACGTACAGCCGCGTTTACTTATAGTAGATACCGCGGCGGATACGTTTGCCGGGAATGAAAATAGCCGGAGTGAAGTAAACTATTTCTGTAAGGCTATTCTCGGTTCATTTTGTAAAGAGTTCGGTACTACCGTTATACTATTAGCCCATCCCAGCTTAACGGGTATTAACACGGGTAGCGGGTTGTCTGGTTCTACTTCATGGAACAATGCCGTAAGATCCCGGTTATACTTAGCTAAGTCTAAAGATAATGACGTACAGCGGGTGCTTACACGTATGAAATCTAATTATGCGAGTGCCGGTGAAGATCATAAAATCGACCTATTCTTCCATGAAGGATCGTTATTAGTATTAGAAGAATTACCAGAAGATACCCGTAAACAAGTTGATGTTGATATATTAAAAGACCGGATATTAGATATTATTAGTGTAGCGGAAGCAGAAGGTAAACCAATTAAATGGGGACACAGCGGCGCGGGGTTAGTATCACAGTTGGTTAAAACATTAGCCGCTTTCTATGATGAACCTATTAAAAAAACACGGGTTAAAATGGTCGTTGAGGAATTAATTGATGATGATGAAATAGGTCGATACAAAGATAATCACAAAAATTCATGGTTCGCACGATGCTCAAATTAACCTTATATATATGGCTTTTTGTTATATTATTTGCAATATACCTATTATTGATAACTTCTCTCGGAAACGCCCAGCCACAGCGCGTTACACATGATTTTACAAACTCCGCAAAGAATATTTGGCTTCTATCAACGGTTGCGGAGAGTTGCGGAGTTGTAAGCCTTACTGACAAAGGATCTCCGAAGTCCGCAAGCCAATCGGCGGAGATACTTAGTGGAAGCCAAAAACTGAGTTGCGGAGATTGCGTATCCCTTATAGGGATATTGGTTAAGTCCGCAAACCATATCCCAATAAGGGAAATGGGATCGGAAAGGAGAACATAAAATGGTCGCTGAATTTAAAAAAGATAATCACACAGCGTTAACTATGGTTATGCAAAAGTTTGATTTAGTTCGGGATACTATGAATACCAAATGGGGGTATAACAATTTAAAGTTTTTAGTCGATATTGATATTCGTCAGAAATTTGAAGCACAAGAAAAGTTATTAGTTCAAGCTGATGAAAATAATGTCGCGTTACAGATACAACGCTATGAAGCGATGATACGTGCTTATACCTATTTAGATCGGGTAGCGGATGAAGCTAACATGCCACAGATACATAAACATATCATTGAAGGTAAAACGGATGACGGGTATCTGTTTCGCATCGTACCGGATGGACAACATTATTATGCCGATGAAATAGCTACATTCACAACAACTGAGATCGCTAAGTTATTAAATCACAGTCAAGTGATATTGGAATTTAAAAGTAAGTTTCCTAGATCACACATAAAAGAAATACGTAATAAAATGGTAGAGGATGATTTAGAAGATGAAATCCCGTTCTAAAAAACCTAAAGAAAAGAAAGTTATAAAGTACGAAAAGATCCAAGTGGTTAATACATTTGCTAAACAGCATGGTATTTATAACCTTGAAGAAACTCCGAAGGCTGGTGTTAGACGGTATCGTAGGTTAGATAGTACACAGTTAGAGAAATACTTATTGAAAGAACAAATAACGAATCGGCAGTATGATGCGGGTTTTAAACTGTATACTTTGTATTTACAATCTGGCGGTTCGCAACGTATCACACAATCGTATAATGAACTAAAATTTCCTAATAGTGATATGTCTGAGAAACAAGTACATGCATATCATTTAATGAATAAAGTCTTAAAAGACCTTGGTAAAAGCGTTGCTGGCTGTGTGTTTGCGGTATGTTGTATTGATGAGAGTGCTAACGCTTGGGCTGTGAGTAGTAATATATCTGGTCGATCTGGTATAGATATACTGCGCTTAGGCTTAGATGGAATAGCAGATTATTTTAAGATAACATAACGATTTTGTTTGACTACTGTCAGCTATAACATACCATTTAATCACGCTACAAAACGTGACTTCAATAACATCATTACAATTTAAAAGGAACTATAATGCCTAGAAAGTCTGGTAAATCTATACCGCTGTTTGAAGAAATATGTCATCGCATGGCTGAAGGCCGATCACTTGAAAGTGTATGCCGTGACAAAGATATGCCGCCAAGTAGAACAGTATGGGATTGGATGAAGAAGGATGAGAATTTAAGATCGATGTATGATAATGCCAGAGATAGACGGGGACAATACTTTGGTGAATTAATAGCTGATGTAGCTAAAGATGCATTGACCGGACAAGTAGATCCTAATGCGGCTAGGGTAGCAATGGATGGATTTAAATGGGCGGCCGCTAGGATGTCACCTAAACAATACGGTGATCGTATACACCAAGATATTAAGGTAGATAGCGATGCTGAAAACCATTTGGATGCAGTACGTAATATGTTAAACGATAATGACAATGTAATTCCAATTAAGGGTAAACAAGAGAAAAACGGGTAATTGCGTAACTACGCGCGCGCGACCAGAAAAGTTAATTTATAGGTAATATCCCGGGGTTCAGATAGTTATTTAGCCACGGTGGTTAAATGATTTATCTGTAACGTAGAGTGACAGCCATATTGTGTATCTTAGATAAGGATATTAACCTAAGTATTACAGCAAAAACGAAGCAAAACACCCCCCTTCAACATGGCGCGCCCGTGCTGTCGTCCGAGTCCCACACCGCTATTATTTAAGACGTGTTTCGAAAAAAAATATAAAAAATTTTAGAAAGTTATTGTATGGCTGGACAACCAAAAACTAGGCAAAAGAAACAAGATATATGGCGTGACTTTGTAACAAAATATTATAATGATCCGGTAGGGTTCTGTACTAATGCAATAAATTTAAAAGCGTTAGATTGGCAAAAAGAAGTTATGGTTGCGGTATCTAAAAATCACCGCCGCTTATCTATACGTTCTGGTCACGGTGTTGGTAAATCAACATGCGCCGCGGCATTAATGGTATGGTATTTATTAACCCGCTACCCGGCAAAGATAGTGGTAACTGCGCCTACGGCATCACAGTTATACGATGCTTTATTTGCAGAAGTTAAGCGTCGTATTAAGGAAATGCCAAAAGCGTTATCACAGTTATTGGATATGACAACAGATCGGATAGTATTAAAAGCTAGTCCGACGGAAGCCTTTATATCAGCAAGAACATCGTCTAAGGAACGTCCAGAAGCTATGGCGGGTGTTCATAGTGAAAATGTATTATTGATCTTCGATGAAGCATCCGGCATACCGGAAGAAGTGTTTGAAAGTGCCGCGGGTAGTATGTCCGGGCATAACGCAACAACATTATTATTAGGAAATCCAATTAGGACTAGCGGGATGTTTTATCGAACCCAAACGGAACTAACGGATGATTGGTGGACGAGGGCGGTATCGTGTAAAGATAACCCTTTAGTAGCTGAAGATTTTATAAAAGATATGGCAAGCCGTTATGGTGACGGTAGCAATGCTTTTAGGTGTCGTGTATTAGGTGAATTTCCGTTAGCGGAAGAAGATACGCTAATACCGATGCATTTAGTCGAAGCCGCAATAGATCGTGATATAAAGCCCGCAAATACAATGCCGGTTGTCTGGGGATTAGATATAGCCCGGCAAGGTATGGATAGAACCGCTTTATGTAAACGCCGTGGCAATGTAATTTTAGAACCGATTAAAACGTGGCGTGATAAAGATTTAATGGAAACGGTAGGGCTAGTGTTGAATGAATACGAAACAACGCCTTATCAAGATAGGCCGCAAGAAATATTAGCG